TAATGGCGATTCAACGCAAATCAAGAGCATTTAAGGATATAAGTTTGTCTTTTTCACCTCATCCAGTGACAAAAGACCTTCCTGTGCTACTTAATGAGCGAGCAATTGTAAGGTCTGTAAGAAATTTAGTCGAAACAATACCAACAGAACGGTTTTTTAGTCCAAATTTAGGAACAGACATTCGTGATTCACTGTTTGAGAACTTCTCAAGGCATACAGTTCATATTATTGAAGACCAAGTGCGTAATACTGTACGTAATTTTGAACCAAGAGTCGGTGATATAGGTGTTGAAGTAACTGCGAAACCAGATGATAACGCTTATGAAGTAAAAGTGCTTTTTGATATTGTTGGATTGGACGTTCCGACACAAACTTTCAATTTCATTTTAGAACCAACGAGATAATATGCCCTTTACTCAGTTTACAAGTTTAGACTTTGATGATATCAAAGCACAAATTAGAGATTTCCTTCGTTCAAACTCAGATTTTGCAGATTTTGACTTTGAGGGTTCTAACTTTTCAGTTCTAATTGATACTCTTGCTTATAATACTTACATAAACTCATTTAACGCAAACTTAGTTGCAAACGAAGCATTCTTAGATTCAGCAACTGTTCGTGAAAATGTAGTATCTCTTGCTCGTAACATTGGTTATGTACCCCGTTCAAAAACCTCTGCAACAGCAACAATTCGATTAGGTGATATAAATGTCGGACCAACTAATGACAGCACTCCTAAGTTCTTATCTCTACGTCCTGGACTTGTTTGTGTAGGTAATTCTCAGAACACAACATATCGTTTTTCAATACCAGATAGTATTGTATCATCAAGAGTCAGAGATGTTGGTGGTACTTCTTTTGCACAGTTTGATGATCCAATTACTGTACATGAAGGAACTTACCTTACAAGGACATATCGTGTTGATGCATCTACAAGTCAAAGGTTTATAATCGACAGTCCAAACATTGATAGTTCAACTTTAAGAGTTTATGTGTCAGGTCCTGCTGATTCAACACTCGGTAGAAAGTTTCGCATGATTGATAATATACTTAATATTGATAAAAACTCTGAAATATTCCTTGCACAAGAAGTTCAAGACCAGAAATATGAAATATTATTTGGAGATGGTCTATTTGGTAAAAAATTAGAAACTAATTCAATTGTTACAGCAACATATATCGTTACTGATGGTGAAACAGGAAATGGTGCAGCGAACTTTAGTTTCCAAGGTTCCTTCACAAAGAGTGATAATACACTTTTCACACCTAGTGACTCCATATCATTAACCACTGTTTCAAACGCTTCTAACGGTGCTGAAGTTGAAGATGTGTCTTCTATTAAGTACTTTGCTCCAAGACTCTACTCAGCACAATATAGAGCAGTTACACCTAGAGATTATGAAGCAATAATTGGAACAATTTTCCCACAAACTGAATCAGTTGCTGTGGTTGGTGGTGAAGAATTAGATCCACCTCAGTTTGGTAAAGTTCAGATAAGTATCAAACCTAAAAATGGTACTTTTGTATCTGATTTTGATAAATCACAAATTAAAAACAAGTTAAAGAATTACGCTATTGCTGGTATCAATTCTGAAATTGTTGACTTAAAACTACTATATGTAGAAATTAATACAAACATATACTATAATCCATCACAAGTTGACTCTCCTGCTAATTTAAGAAGTTCAGTTGTTGCTGGATTGAATAATTATGCATCAAATGTTGAGTTGAATAAGTTTGGTGGTAGATTCAAATATAGTAAAGTAAGTACATTAATAGACCGCATTGATAATGGTATTACTTCAAACATTACAAAAGTAATTATAAGAAGAGATTTGAAAGCATTATTAAATCAATTTGCTCAATATGAACTTTGTTTTGGTAATCGTTTCAATATAAATCCTGCTGGTTTCAATGTGAAGAGCACAGGGTTTACGATAAATGGATTTAATGACATCGCTTACATCACCGATGTTCCAAATAAAAATGCATCTGGTAACTTAGATGGCAGTCACATGGGTACACTTAGTGTAGTTTCAAAAAATAATAAGAATGAGCAAAGAGTTTTGATTAAAGATGCTGGTGTTGTGGATTATAAAAAAGGAGAGGTTATACTTAATACAATTAATATAACGTCAACAGTGAGTGAAAATAACATTATTGAGGTTCAAGCGTTCCCAGAATCAAATGATGTTGTAGGATTGAAAGATCTTTATCTTAATTTTGACGTATCGAAAAGCACAATAAATACTGTGAAGGACGTAATCGCATCAGGAGAGGATGTTTCAGGAGTCGTATTCCAAAAAGATTACTATACATCTAGTTACTCTAACGGAGATTTAGAGAGGAAATAATTTATGTCACAAATTGACAAAAGAATACAAGTCAATACTATTATTGAGAATCAGTTACCTGAGTTTGTGGTATCTGATTTTCCTAAAGCCACTGAGTTTTTAAAACAATATTATATCTCACAGGAATTTCAAGGAGGTTCTCAAGATATAATCAGCAACCTTGATCAATATTTGAAGGTTGATAACTTAGTGCCTGAAGTCGTTGTAGGTGTAACTACAATTTCAAGTGAAATAAATTCAACAGATACAGTAATAACTGTTCCTAGTACAAAAGGATTTCCCTCTGAGTATGGATTACTCAAAATTGATGATGAAATAATAACTTACACTGGTATAACATCAACCACATTTACAGGTTGTGTCAGAGGATTTAGTGGAGTAACAGGATACAACGTAGGTATTTCATCTTCATTACTTAATATTAATCAAGAAAGTCTAGAATTCAATCAAACTTCAGCAGCATCACACGCATCTGGTTCTAACTTAACTAATCTATCTGTTCTCTTCATTCAGGAATTCTTCAAAAAAATGAAGAAAACCTTTTTACCTGGTTTAGAGAATAATGATTTTCATGAAAATTTAGATGTAGGTAACTTTGTAAAATTTGCACGTTCATTCTACCAGTCTAAAGGTGTTGAGGAATCAATAAGAATTCTATTTAAAGTATTATATGGAGTAGAATCAACAATACGTGACTTAGAAGGAAACCTTATAAAACCATCAGATGCAGAATTTATTCGTCGTGAAGTTATTGTAGCAGATTTAATTACACCTACTGGGGAACCACAGAACTTAACTGGTCAAACAATTTTCAAATCTACTGATACATCTACAAGTGCGTCAGTATCAGAAGTAGAAATTATTAAGAGAGAGGGTAAAAATTATTTTAAACTTGCATTATTTGTTGGATTTAGTGACCGTGATTTAATCGAAGGTGTATTTACTATACCAGGTAGCACTAAAGTTCTTGATGAAGTACCTGCTGGTGCATCTATTATCAATGTAGATTCAACAGTTGGATTTGGAACTACAGGAACAATCATTAGTGGTGCTAATTCAGAGATAAATTATACATCCAAATCTATAAATCAATTCTTTGGTTGCACGGGTGTTGGTGTTGGAATAGGAACTGCAGATGATTTAAGAGCAAATGAAACAATTTTTGGATATGAAAATGGTGATTTAACAAAGAGGATAGATTTAAGAATTACTGGTGTACTGTCAGAGTTAGTTCCAATTACTGATATCAGTCTGATAAACGAAGGTGAGAATCTTTTTGTTAAGAACGTAGGTGAAAAAATAGAAAACGATAGTGAAAATTATAAACAAATTTTTGCTAATTCATGGATATACAATACAAGTTCAAGATTTCAGGTCGAAATACCATTTGGTAGTTCAACATTTAAATTAAATACAAAGATTGATAAGTCAAATATTAAGGTTGGCGATAGATTTGACATATTAAAAAGAAATGAACAGGTAGTCGTTGGTAGTGGTGATGTTGGTAGTGTGGATACTACACTTAATCAAATCACTGCAACTAATATTGCAGGATTTACACAAGTTGCAAATCAACTTTATGACATCCGTAGAAAGATTGAAAAGGCATCAAGTACAGGTGTTTCTTTGGCACAAGGTAATAATAACGTTATTGCAGATACTTTAAATGTTTATGTTGATGGAAATATTGATGGTTATGTTGCTTCAAACTCTTTACCAAGTTATGATATTACAACTAACATCATTGAAGAGACTTTAACAGGAGGAACAGTATCGGGATTAGATGGATTTAATAGTCTGAATGATAGATATAGTTTTATAAACTTCCCTCTATCTCGTAATGTCAAATTTATTCAAGGTGATGCAATTGTTTATCAACCAGAAGGTGAAGCATTTATTGGTTTAGAAAGTGGAAGAACATATTTTGTAGACCCTGTGATACCTGATGATCCTAGTCAGAATACTACAAAGGTAAGATTATTCCAATCTACAGCACAAATTGGTTCAGGAAGTACAATTCAAGTTGGTCCTACCACATCTACCAGTGATATTCATAGGTTTGTATTAAAGAAACATTCTAGTAGAGTTTTAGAAGCAGATAAGATATTAAGAAAAATTCCACTAAATCAAAATTTATTTGTTAGTTCAAATCAAGATATACCTACAAATGATATTGGAATATTGATTAATGGTGTCCAAATACGTTCACCTATCTCTGATAATCAAATATATTATGGTCCTCTTGAATCAATTGACTTACTCAACGGTGGTAGTGGATATGATGTTGTAAATCCTCCCATAGTAGGTATAGAAACAAGTAGTGGAGTTGGTGCTGCTGTTGAACCTGTCATTCAGGGTACAGTCAAAGAAGTATTTGTTGATCCTCAAGACTTTGATATTGACGCAGTTACTAGTATTTCATTAACTGGTGGTAATGGAAGAGGTTGTGTTTTACAACCAGTGCTAGGTACTAGAAATAGAGAATTACAATTTGATAGTAGAGACGTATTTTTTAATGGTGGAGTAGATATTGTTAATGAAACAATTACATTTAAAACACAGCATAATTTAGATAATGGTCAATTAGTTTACTATGGTTCAAATGGAAATGCTCCTATCGGCATTGGTACTGCCTTTGATTTACTAAACCAAGTAGATTCAACTCTATCAGATGGTGATCCTTACTTCGTAAGATCTGTTAATCCTACTACAGTTAGAATATTCAACAGTAAGGCAGATGCATTATTTGGAACAGCAGGAATCAACACCGTTGGATTATCTACAGATACCGCAGCAAGTGGTATTCACAAGTTTAGAACTGAAAATAAGAAAACATTAGTTGCAGTTAAAGTATTAGAAGAGGGTTCTGGGTATACTCATCGTAAGTTAAGAGTTAAACCTGCTGGCATTTCAACGTCTTTCGATACAATAAGATTTAAAAATCATGGATTCCAAAGTGGAGAGGTTGTTGAGTATTCTGCTGAAACCACAGCGATACAAGGTTTGTCTACGACCACTTCTTATATTATTAAAAAGTTAACAGATGACACATTCAAACTTGCAAATGCGGGTGTTGGTGGAACATCTACCTTTGATTATGATAGAGGAAAATTTGCAAACCTTACTTCGACAGGTGAAGGATTCCAAATATTTAATTATCCTCAAATAAAAGTAAACGTAGATGTATCATATGGTTCAACAATCACTGGAAATATTACTATCACTCCAGTAGTTACAGGTGAACTTATAGGTGGTTATCTTTATGAGGAAGGTACTAACTATGGTTCAACAATCCTTGATAAAGAAGTAACACCTAAAGTAACTATTGAAAATGGTAGATTTGCAGAATTCAAACCAATAATTGTCAATGGTAGAATTACTGATGTTGCTGTTGTAAACAGAGGTAGAGAATATAATTCAAGTCCAGAGATAAGAGTAATATCCACAGGAACTGGAGCAGGTGCTGTTGTTAGACCAGTTGTGGAAAATGGACAAGTTGTTGATGCAATCGTTATTAATACTGGTATAGGTTATAGTAGTGTTGCAACACAAGTAAGAGCGTTCTCTAGAGGTATGAATGGTTCTTACACTGCAAGAGTTAGAAGTTTAACATTAAACAATACACATAGATTTGGTGATTCATTCTTATCAACTAAGGAAGATACATTAAGATTTGGAATATTAGGTTACTCACAGGAGATTGCAAGTAAATTTGAGAGTACATTTGATGTAGATACAAATGGAGAATTTAATCAAATAACAGGTCACTCACCAATTATTGGTTGGGCATATGATGGTAATCCAATATACGGACCTTTTGGATATTCTGATTCAACTAATATTAACTCTGACTTAAAAATTATTACACCTTCATATGTTGCTAATATTAATAATGTAAGTAATAGACCAACAGGATATGAAGCAGGTTTCTTTGTAGAAGATCATGTTTATAATGGCACAGGTGATCTTGATATTCATAATGGAAGATTCTGTAAAACACCTGAGTTTCCTAATGGTGTTTATGCATATTTCTCAACTGTCGGACTTGGAACTGGTACAAACAAGTTAGAAGGAATATATCCATACTTTATTGGTAATACATACAGATCACCTATAATTAAGGAAAATCAAACTCTAAATCAAGAATTTGATTTTAATAATTCTGGTCTTAGAAGAAATACTTATCCATATAATGTTGATGAAAAATTTGGTGGTAATGATTTTGTTATTGAATCATATGAGAAAATAAGACAATTATCAACTATTGAGTCTGTAACAAAAGGTGGAGTAGATGGATTTACTATTTTAAATGGTGGTTCTAACTATAAAGTTGGAGATATTACTATATTTGATGATGAGGGAACAAGTGGTTCAGGATTTAGAGCACAAGTTGATGAAATAGTTGGTATTGGAATATCAAGAATCGATACAGTTATAACTCCATTTGAGGGTGCAGTATTTGAATGGAAGAGTGGTAGTGAAGTCGTTGCTAATTATTTGCCTTTTATTGAATTAAATGACCAAGACACTGTATCAATATCAGGATTAAGCAGTTCAATTGTAAATCTGACTGATTCATTTAATGTTGGTGTAAAAACTTCAAGAATTGGATTAGGTCAAAGTATGACACAAGGTTCTGCAGGTGGTCTAATACAAGACATATATGTAACTGAAATACCAAATACCATCGCCATTGGAGGTTCATTAAGAGTTGGTTCTGGAAATGTAAATCTAGACAGTGAAATTGAAACATTACAAGTATTGAACATATTTCCTTTAAGAAAAGTCATAAGAGTATTAAGACATACAGGTATTGCTCATACATTAGGTTCAAACATCGATGTTTTAAATAACCGCATTAGCATTCCAGTAAAGACATCACAATTTACATCAAAACCAAAATTAACAGTATTTTTCAATGGTCCACAGTCAGTTGGAGTTGGTACAACTGCTGGTGGTGCAATTGAAGTTGAAAGAGTTACTGGAGAGATAAAAGAAAATATTTCAATACCTACAAGGACAATTCATATACCTAATCATCAATTTAAAACTGGTCAGAAATTAGAGTTGCACAAAAGAGTTGGTGCAAATCGTTTTGATGTAGGTAGAACTTCTCTAGTAAATGAATTTAAATTACCATTCCTTGGCACTGATTCGACAGAGGTTTATGTAATTGATAAAGGTGAGAATAATATTGGTCTTGTGACATCTAAAGTTGGTATTGGAAGTACAAGTGAAGGATTATTCTTCTATAGTAATGGGTCAGCATCTGGTATTTCATCAGGATTGTATAATTTCCAAACAACAGATGATAGAGTAACAGGAGATATTGATAAGGTTGTTACAACTGTATCTACAAATGTATCGGCAGCAAACACCACAACACACAATTTAGTTGAAGGTGATATTATTAAACTGAATGTAGTGCCAAACTTAAACGTTGGAATAGGTAAAACTACACCTGTATCAGTAAATTATAATTCAGAATTTGAAAAATTAATTGTAGACCCAATATTATTCACTAGTTCTGATGTTGAAACAAATCAAATTGATATCATTGATCATGGATTCCAAACAGGTGATAAAGTATTTTATGATGGTGGTGCTACTGGATTAAGCACAGGAGCATATTTTATAAACAAAGTAAGTAGTAGAAGATTTCAACTTGCTGAGACTATTGAGGATATTAAATCAGATCCAGTTCGTGCTATTAACATAACAGCAAATACAGGTGGAAATCAGTCCATTGGACTTATTAATCCTAGAATAGATGTTGTTAAAAACTCTAAATTAAATTTTGGACTATCAAGCACAACATTAGCAGACTTTGATTTTAAATTATTCTACGACAGAGAACTTACAAATGAGTATTTAAGTTCACAAGATTCAAGTAGTTTCAATGTTGGAGTTGGTGGTACTATTGGAATAGGAACTAATAATACCGATCCTGTTGGAGCAGCACTTACATTACAATACTCATCCTCTGCACCTATAACACTTTACTATGGATTAACTAAAGGTGGATACATTAGCACTACAGATACTCAAGTATCTAATTATTCAGAGATAAGGTTTATTGATAGTAAGTACAATGGTGAATACAAAATATCAAATGTCACTGATGATACATTTGATATTTCACCTAAAATTCCTGAATTTTTAAGTTATACAGCAAACGATTGTGATAAACTTGAATATTCCACAAAATCAACTTCTGTACATGGAGAGATAAAAGACTTAAAAATATTATCACCAGGATTTAATTATAAAAAACTTCCACAATTTAAATCAGTACAGAGTGAATCTGGTACAGATGCTAACGTAATTGCAACATCTAGAAATATTGGAAGAATTAAAAAGATTAGAATCGTTGATATTGGATACGAATATTCATCAGATAAAACATTAAGTCCTCAAGCATTTATTTCTCCTGTAGTTAATATTGATAATCTTGATGTTATAGATGCAGTTGATATTAAGAGTGGTGGTGCTGATTACATGAGCACACCGAATTTACTTGTATTTAATCCAATAACCAATACAGTGGTTGATAATTTATCATTACAACCATTTGCACCTAATCAAACAATATCAAAAGTTGATGTATTATCTCCTGTAACTGGTTTAGATTCAGTCGTACACAAGATTATATCAATCAATAACTCAAATGGTGTTGGAATAAACTCATTACAAATTAGTAATTCAGGTGTTGTAACCTGTTTCCTAGAGACTCCTATAAATGGATTTGACGAACAACCATTTGCAGTTGGTGATGAAATATATGTTGAGGGTATTCAGAGAGTCGGAGAGACAGGAATAGGTGCAACACAAGGTGGAATATCTACAAATACTACAGTAGAGGGAACAGGATACAATTCAGATAATTACAATTATCAATTCTTTGATGTTATTGATTATGCTGCTGGTACACAATGTGTATTAAAATTCAGTACAGCAGGTGTAACAACTAATCCTGGTATTGCTAAAACATTCCAATCTGGTTATGCAACCTTAGTTAATAAGAAAAAGTATCCAGTTATTGAACCAGTTCAATCAAGAGGTGTGTTTGAGTTAAAAGAAACTCTTATAATTGATAATATTGTTACAGATCTAAAGGTTATTGAAGTAAGAAATGATTATATTAAAATTGATGGTAAGTATAAGATAAAGAAAGGTGATAGAATTAAGGGTGAATTAAGTAATGTATCTGCTGAGATTACAAGTATTGTTGATAATCAGGCAAAATTTAACACTGAATTTTCAAATAGACAAGATTATGGTTGGTTAGATGATATTGGTAAATTAAATGAAGATTTCCAAGTGATACCTGATAATGATTACTATCAAAATCTTTCATACACAATTAAAAGTTCTGTTGAATGGGAAAAATTTGTCAACCCTGTTAATCGTTTAGTTCATCCATCAGGATTGAAAAACTTTGCAGATACAACTGTTTCATCAAACATTACAGTTGGTTCAGGGCAAGTTCGTGAATCTGATCAAGTTGTTGTATTGGATGTAGGAAATGTTCTTGAATTAAATGATAAGCAAAGAGTAGATGCAATCAATAATTTTGATTTTGCAAGAGATTTTGATACAAGAGTAAATGGTTCTAAGTTTTTAACACTTAAAAATAAAACTCTTACAGACTTTACAAGATGCAATACCAACAGAGTATTACTTCATGATGATATAAGTGATAATTTTTCAAGTGAAGGTTTTGAAAGTACAACTACGATTATTGAACCATTAGTTGAAGATGTTGGTAATTATCTAATTCAAATAGTTGATCCAGATACACTCGATGTTCAATTCTCAGAATTAGTAACACTGACCACTGAGAATGATGCATTTATTCTTGAGAAGACTTCAGACTTTACAAATATTAAGTTAGGAGATTTTTCTACAGAAATAACATCAACAGGCACTAAGAATTTACTATTTGAACCAACTGAGAAATTTACAAGAGACCATGATATTAAAATTTTAAAAATAGATTTTAATACAGATTTGACTGGTATTGGTACAAATGGAATTGGAAGTATTGACTTAACTGGTGTAAATACTGGAATTGGTAGTACAACAGTCGGATTTACAACATCATCTTTAATAGAAGTTCCAACATATGATTTCAATTCTTTATATGCGAAAATATTTGTTCAAGATAGTTTTACAAAAGAAATTAATTATAATGAAGTTATTGTAGACTTTGATGGAACTGATACAACAATTTCTGAAACATATGTAGATACTCAATCAGGGTTAAGTAATAGTGTTGTGGGAGTTGTTACTGCTGTTGTAGAAAATAACTTTGTTAAGTTACAAGTAGAGAATGATAGAGTTAATACACTTGATGTAAGAGCAAATATCGTTGGATTAGGTTCAACTGCTGCTGGTATCGGTACATATCGTTTCTCAGTTGCTGGACAACCAGTTGGTGCAGAGAGAAGTGCTAGATTAGAGTCTGGTTATGTCACTGGAACTTCATCTCCAATTACATATACTACACTTAATAAGTTAGTTGATTCTAGTGTAAAATCAATCATCAGAGTTTCTTGCGGTGACACTTCAGCAGTTCATCAAGTTATTTCAATAAGAGATGCTGATGATATTGTAACAATTCAATATCCTTTTGTATCTGCAGGTTCCACAACAGGTATTGGTACATTTGGTGGTGAAATAAGTGGTGATAATATTAATTTAAGATTTTATCCTGACTCTGAGTTTGAGTCATTGATAGAAGTTCAATCATATAATCAGATATTATACACTGCGAGTGATTTCCAAAATACACCTCCAGATTTAACATACGGAACAGTTGACCAGAGATTATTCTTAACAACTTATGATGGTGCTGCTGGACTTAGAGCAAATAAAAAGGATTTTGTTCTTAAGCATAATGAAGTTCCAATTTATTCAAAAACATTTAATCCAGTTGGAACATTTAGCACATCAACTACATCAATTAATATTCCAAGTCACTTCTTTAATACAAATGAAGAATTAACTTATACACCAGATTCAACATTTATTGGTATTGCTGGTACTGCGGTTTCAATTGGTGCAACAGCAAATATTGCTGGAGTTGTTACAACAATCTTACCTGATACTGTTTATGCTAAAGTAATTGACGAAAATCAGTTCCAACTATTCACAAGACCTGAATACGTTGCTACTGGTGCTGCTGTAACATTCACAGGACTTGGAGGGGGTAATGCTCACAAGTTAACAATGAAAAAACAGTTAACTAAAACAATCATTGGTTTAGATGGAGTTGTACAACAACCAATAACATTTACAGCAATAACACATAATCTAGGAATTTTTGATGGATTTACACATAATAACGGTATCGGTATTGGTCTATCACAATTTGTATTGAGTGGTATCAGTTCAGTTCAACCAACTGACTTCCTTAAAATAGACGAAGAATATCTAAAAGTTACAGAAGTTGGATTCTCAAGTACACCAACAGGTGTTATCAATGATTCGACTGATGTAGCACTTGGTATTGCGACTCTACCAGTTGTAAAGGTTGAAAGAGGTCAATTAGGTATCGCAGCAACTTCACACTTAGCAAACGCTACAGCGAGAGTTCACAGAGGATCATTTAATATTGTTGACAGCACAGTGTTCTTCTCTGACCCACCCAAGGGTAATAACAGATCAAGAAGAGATGAAACAAATTTACCATTTGTAAGAGCAGATTTTAGTGGTAGAACTTTCCTTAGAAGTGACTATACAACAAATATGTTGTTTGATGATATATCAGATAACTTTACTGGTATTGGAAAAACTTATACTTTGACAGTTGGTGGTGCAAATACATCTTCTGGAATAGGATTAGGTAATGGTGTTCTGTTTATAAATGGTGTATTCCAAACTCCATTAACTCTTAATAATACTGGAAATAACTATGAATTCCAATCAGATACAACTGCAGGTATTTCAACTGTGGTATTCACTGGAATCACATCTACCAATGGAGATTTCATAGTATCCGATTTCGATATAAACCAGAACCAAGTACCAAGAGGTGGTTTGATAGTATCACTTGGTTCAACACCAGGCAGAGGATATGCTCCATTACAAGGTGCAAAAGTAAAGGCATTTAAAAATGCTGCTGGTGGATTAACAAGTATAGTTGGTATTGGCACCTCTTCAGGATTTAATCTTGGTATTCAAACTGCTGCTTATGATAATGCTTCAGGTATTATAACAGTTACTACAAATACTGTTCATGGATTTGGACTAGAGAGACCAAACACAGTTAAACTTAAAGGATTAGAGTTTAGATGTCCAAAGACTGTTGTTGGTACACCTACAAATGCAACATATAATCCTGCAACTGGTGTTTTAGTATTAACTATCGCAAATCATGGATTAGTGGTCGGTGATGCGGTTGTTCTTGATACAGGTTCAATATGCTTTACATGTGATAAAGATGGTAATAATTCTACTCATTGTTATCCTCGTGCGACAGACCCTGCTGCTGGACAATACCTAACAATCACTAATAGAACAACAAATACATTTAGAGTCAATGTAGGTGCGTCTGCTCCAGGTGATCAGTATGTTCATACATTTGTATCCGCTGCTGCAAACTCAGTTAAGACTATTGGTGGTGGTGGATATGTTGGTGTTACAACTACAATCTTCCAAGACCACGAGAGACCATTATTTGTTGTTGGTATAGTTTCTGATAGAACATTTGAAGTTCAGGCAGGTGCAAGTACAATTCCTCACACATATCAAGGTGGTGGTCACGCATATGAGTTCTTTGAAGATTTAACCTTTGGATCAGGATATCGTGGTGGTTCTGTTGCAATCGGTGTTACTGATGAAGCATATGAACATAGATTTGTAAGTTCTGGTATAGGTTCAATACGTAAGGGTAATTTTGCTGCCACAGGTGCAAATGCATTTACAGCGACAAATGCTGTCTACACATCTCATACAGGTCAATTAATTCTAACCATACCTAGTCATGGTTTATCAACAAGTGATACAGTTGGAATTGATACTGGTGGATTAGTATTTAAGTGTTCAAAAGATAATTTCTTCTCAGATCATCCATATCCACGTTCACTATCTAAGACAAGTTCTCCAAATTCAGATCCAGTTGCTGGTATTCAGACTGCAATTCTTGCTACAACACTTAATACAATCACTATCAATGTTGGTCAAGGTGGTGGCGGTGGTACAGGTGCAGTTGTGACTGCGACAGTTGGTGTTGGTGGTACACTTGCATTTAATATAGTTTCTGCTGGTACAAGTTACGTTAATCCAAAAATTATAATTCCTGAACCAAATTATGATAATTTACCTATCATAGGTGTCTCTAGACAGGGTATAGGTGCAACAACTGACACAGGTTCAAACTTACTGATTGATGTAAAAGTCAGTGCTGCAAAAACTACTGTTGGTATCGCTTCTACATCATTTGAAATATCTGAGTTTCAGATTGCAAGAGCAGGACATTCGTTTAAGGTAGGTGATAGATTCAAACCAGTTGGTCTAGTTACAGCTGCTCATCTATCGGCACCACTACAAGAATTTGAATTAGAAGTAACACAAACCTTCAGTGATAAGTTCTCAGCATGGCAGTTTGGTGAATTAGACTTTATTGATAGTATTAGAAATTTACAAGACGGTTCAAAAACAAGATTCCCATTATTCTTTAATGGTCAACTCCTAAGTTTTGAAAAAGATCTTAATAACTCTCGTTCGCAACTTATTGATTTAAATTCAGTATTATTAATATTCGTCAATGGTGTCTTACAAAAACCAGGTTCTGCTTATGTATTTGAAGGTGGCACTACTTTTGAATTCATTGAAGCACCAAGACCAGAAGCAAAAGTTGATATCTTCTTCTATAAAGGACAAGAAGGAGTCGATGTTGACGTTGCTGACATACAACAAACAGTTAAGATAGGTGATGAACTCAGACTATTCAAAGGTCCTCTTGGAATTACAACTTCTCAGGAAGCAGAAAGAACACTTAAGGAATTACTCGGTGCAAAACTTGTAGAAACTGATATCTATACAGGTGCAGGTATTGATGAAAATAATGATAAACCTGTAAGATGGACAAAACAAAAAGTTGATATTGTATTAGGTGGAAAGAAAATCAATAAATCAAGAGAAATACTTGAACCACAAGTTTATCCAACTTCAAAAATCATAGGTGATTTTACAACAACTTCTGGTGGTCAAAGCACAAACGGTATATTTGTTGATGATGCTGAAGTGTTCTTCTATGAAAAAGGAGAGCATTTAAGTGCTGATAAACCTAATGAGACAGATGGTGATTATGATTTAGAATTTAATACTGTTGATGCCTTAGTCACTTCTGGAACAATCAACGTAGGTGCATCTGCTACTGCGATTGTATCTGCAGCAGGTACAATAACTTCAATTGATATAACAAATGCAGGTAGTGGTTATAACAGTGCCACAGTTAAAATCAGTTCACCACTAGTGGGAGTTGCAACATTTATACAATCTGATGGCACTGTGGGAGTAGCAACTACTGCTACAGCAACTGCTACAGTTACAAATGGAGCAATATCTGCTATAAACGTCACAAACGCAGGATTTGGATACTCAAATATAACTCCTCCACAAGTTATAATTGACTTACCTTCATTTGAGACTGAAAAAATAACATCTATTAGTAATGTTGAAGGATTTACTGGTATTATTACAGGTATCAGTACAGTAACTAATAGTGGACAATCTGCACTTAAATTCTTCTTTACAGCAGATAAAGAGGCAAATTCATTACTAGTCAACTACCCAGTGTTTATTTCTGATACGGTAGTAGGAAATGGTATCATATCTGTTGATACTCATAACTCATCAGTGGTTGGAATCGGTTCTACTTTCCTTGATAACATCTATAAAGTCCATGCAATCAATACATTGGGAAGAACTGGTGAAATTACTTGCAACATACAAAATGGTCAAGTAACAGGTGTAGGTGCAGGATTAACAGGTAATTATGATAATACTGCAATAGGTATTGCTACACATCTAGGTCGAATCTCATGGGGTAGATTATATAATGTATCAAGAGCAAATAGTCCTATTTCTATCGGAGTAACTGGTTTAACTGTTAATTCTGGATTGACTACCTTCCCAACTATTCAAAGAAAGAACTACACTGCAGCATCACTAAGGGGTCTTAGATCATCTGGTGCCATCAGAGTGTTTGGACTTTGATTAAATTACCACTATAAATAAAAGGAAAAGAAAAGTTTAGATACAATGTCAGCGATTATTACTGATCAATTTAGAATTCTGAACGCAAACAACTTTGTTGAATCAGTAGAAAACACAAATAATTCATATTATGTTTTCATCGGACTACCTAACCCTGCTGGTACTCAATCATTAGTTGGTTACGGTAGGTCTTCTGATTGGAACTCTAGCACACCTGCACCTACCGATAGTTTTTCTTATCGTTCACATACAGGTGATACGATGATGTTTGGTAAAAAAATAGCATCATCAAATATTAGAAGAATTATACGAAGAGTAGATTGGGTATCAGGAAGTAGATATGAAATTTATAGAGATGACTATAGTGTAGATAATCCAAGTCCTTTAACACAAGCAAATAGATTATATGATGCGAACTACTACGTTCTTAATTCCGACTTTAAAGTTTACGTTTGTATTGATAATGGATCAACGGGAGCTAACCCTCTTGGAAATGTCTCCCAAGATGAACCTACATTCACAGACTTGGAACCCTCAAAAGCAGGAAACAGTGGTGACGGATATCTTTGGAAGTATCTTTTCACTGTTTCACCTAGTGATATTATTAAATTTGACTCAACTGAATTTATTACTGTCCCGAAT